ATCTTTAACTGCTATATTTAAATTAGGTCCTTTTAAAGGTATATTATTATTTAATATATCAAAAGTTTGATATATATTAATGTTATATGCGCGAGGTACAGCGATTGTTTCTACTACCCAACATTGAGAATTTGTATCAAATTGAGCAGGTAAAGGTTCATATAATTTAATTAATACAGTAGCATTATCTGGATTAGTAGTATCTAGTAAAATATTGTTGGCTATTACTAAATTGTTGTTTCCAAAATCAAGATAAAAATCTATAAATATACTACTACTAGCTCTATAGTTTATAAAATCAGTAGCACCAGCTATAACATTAGTATTAGAAATAGAAGTAGTATTTAACCTAACCTCAGTTCTATCAGTGCTAATTTGTTGTATATAGTATTTAAATGTAGGAGAAGATGATACTCTATTTTTTAGGAAATTATATAATGTGTTATAATTACCTTCAGTATATCCTTGAGATTTTAAATCATTTTCAGGATCAATTACAACATTGTTGTTAATTAAACTAAAATTAGGATAACCAACTACATTTGAATATAAAGTATTACCATTTAAATCAAATATAAAATATTCGATATGATCTACAGTAGGGTCAAAAGTATCAAAAGTATCAGTTATAGGAATAAGACTAATATCTTGGACAGAATACTCTTGTAATTCAAAAGTAGTAGGATTTAGTTGTTGTATGTTTACTATTTCTGCCATCTATATTAAGCGATTGAAGATGAGGTTGTGATGTTTAATATTTGTTGTTGTAAACCTAAATTTTCTTGTCTTAAAGCGTTTATTTCTGTAAGTAAAGATTGTGTTAGGTCATCTGTTGTTATGTTTGCTCCTATATAATCTGAACTTGTTTTAGCAAGGTACTGATGAGAATTGATATCTCCAAATTTAGGGATGATATAAAATAATTGTTGATAATATTCAAAAAATTGTTGAACAGAAATAGTAGGGGTCACTACACTAGAAGTAACAGGTTGTACTAATTGTGTAAATTGAGTGTTAATTACTTGCTCGTAAGAGTTTTTATTAAACGAAGGTTTTACTAATACTATTTGGTCTGCCATTATCCGTTAATAACTTTGAAGTAATAATTATTGTTATAAACAATAGTTGTTCCGTTAATAGTTGTTTGAATTAATATTTCATAATATCTTTCAGGTTCTAAACCATTCATATAAACATCAAAATAACTACTAGTGGCATCACAACTTAATTGTGTAAATTGAGTATCAAAATTAACTACATACTCATTAGTATCTAAATCTTTAATAGCATAATATGATGCTGTAGGTAAAAAATAATTTTGAGTATATAATGAAGATGTTTGCCATACTCTAGGTGGATATTCAGGTCTAGAATTTACTCTAAATCTATTTATACTACTAGAATAAAAGAAACCAGGGTTTTCATTTAATGTTACTGTTGCGGGTAACATATTTAATGTCGTTTGAGTTGAAGAACCTGTATTGTACACATAATCTCGCCATTTAAATTCTAAACAAGGAGGATATATAGTATGAGTATCAATTGAAAAGAATTTCATTTCAGGTTGAATATTATCATTAGGTACCCATTCAACATCTTGTTTAAGTATTAAACCATCCCAAGATATAGAACCTGTGTACCATGCTCTAACAATATTAGATATATTCATGTATATATCTTTGTTACTTGAATAACTAAATACTTGAGATTGAGTAATAGGATATGTATTTGTATTAAACCAAGAAACTGTAGATCCAGTCCACCAATTGCCTCCACCAGCTGAAGAGTATACTGTGTTATATGAAGCTGTAATGCATGTTGGGTAGCTTGATGTTATCCAAGTTGTTGAACCAGAATAATCTAACCAATTCCAACTAACACCGTTTGTAATTTCAGGATCATCTAAATATTTACCTGTACCCATCCCCCAATTACCATAAACAGGAAAACAGTCTATAGTTGTATTTAAATTTAAACCAGTTTCAGTAGCTACAAAACATCTTAAATTAGCTTGCCAAGATGAAGTATTAAGTAATTGGACTGAACTACTTATTCCTATTTTATTTTGTAGTATATCTTCAATTTCTGTGTCTGAGAATTGTATAAGGAATCTACTAACTTGAGGATTAGGTTGGTTAGGAGCAAATGTTGTTAATGTGGCTTCTATAATTTCATCTAATCCTGTATTCATATTAGGAAGTAGAGAATATAATGTAGCGTCTTTAGTTGGGAATATTTTATATACTGCCATGGTTTAATATTATAATGGTACTACTTTACCTTGAATGTCTGTGTTAGGGTATTTTACTTCAAATATAGAAGGATCAAGTGAAGGATAAATTACTTCGTTTGAAGTAGCCGCATTAATATCATAAGCATATGGGCTATATCCTATATTAGTTCCTACTAGATTTGTTATTGTTATATTTTTTACTGTTTGAACTCCTTGTATTTGATCTAATAAAACATATAAATCTCTCAATAAAATAGGTTGATTAATAGACCATTGGTCTATTGAAAAATATGTTTGTAAAGCTGTTATACATTTAATTAAAACATCATTATTATTATTATTAGGTAATACTATTATTTCAAAATTTACACCAATATTAATAATAAAACCATCTTTAATATTAACAGCATCACCAATCATTCTATATTGACTTAAATATGTTGTTAAGTTTTGTTTTAAAGCATTAGATGCTGTTTGTAAATTTTTATTAATATCATAACTTAAAATATATAAATCTAAAACTGAGTTGGATTCACCTTCAGATACTAAAGTACGTTTTGTAGGTTCAATATATGCTTTAGCTACAACTCCATATTCAGCAGGCATAGATAATGCTCTTACTAAATAATCGTCTTGAGTTACATTACGTAATTGAGAAGCAAAATTAGCCATTGCATTTTGTCTAATTTCTTCCACTGTATCTCCATCACCACCACCATCAGCAGCTATTAAATTAGTTACTGCTAATGAATTAAATATAACGTTTGCTGTAGTTGAATTTAAATTAGTATTTAAAAATTTAGGAGTTGAAGATAATGTATTTAAAGTGTTAGAAGCTACATTAGCTATAACACCACCTCCTGTTAAATATCTAAATGTTAATACTGTATTTGAAGGAGCAATACCATATGTTGATGTAAATAAGAAATTTGATGGTGAAAAAGCAGTTGTTAATTTTGTTTTTTCAAATGGTAAACCTATACCAACATTATTTGGATTAGGTGTAATTTCTTCATCACTGCTATTAGCAGTACCAGCACCAAATTGAATTTGAAGTGAACCTGAATCTAAAAAACGAGTAGCAAATCTATATTGAGTTTTTTCTAATTTTAAAAGATAAGGAGCATTACCTTGATTTGTATAATAATTAGGATCGTTGGGGTTAGTATTTTTAATTGGTTTATATATCATTTCTTGACCTAAATAATCAACTTCATTCCATTGATTACCATTACTATCAAAAACATCTAAAATACCAATAATATTAGAACTATTAAGAATTCTTGTATCAAATTTTACTGGAGAGTTAAAATTAAAATTTACTGTATTGATAGTAGCCGATATTGCTTTTCTAGTTTTAGTTAGTAAGAAAAATGTTGGATTACCTCCTGATACTGAATAAACTGTAATATTAGTAGGATCACTTGATGATGATACTGAAAAATCAACTGGATCTTCTACTAGAAATGGTTGAACATTAGTTAAAGTTGAAGTTATAGCTGAATTGGCAGGTATAAATAAAGCGTATGTAAAATCAGGAGCATAAACTGATCCTGATAGTATAGCAGGTACTTGTTGGTAGAAAGTAATTTCAGTATTTGCTACTTGGGTTATATTTGGTTTATAACCAAACATATATGCTAATTCAAATAAATTATTTGTTTGACGAGCATATTGTAAATAGTTTTCTTGAAATTGGTTATCTAAATAGAATGATAAGATATCACCTACATAAGCTGCCATTTCCATAAACATCATACCTGGTGATGTTGGGGTAAAGTCATTGTAAGTTGTAGGGAAATAAGTTTTAGCATAATCTATTAAACTTGCCCTTAACTCGGTAAAGTCTTTATTTATATATTTTATATCTTTACTATTATTCATTATTGAAATGCTATTTGTATTTGATCTGTTATTCCGGTATCTTTTATACTATATTTTAATTTTACTGTTATTGTATTACTATCAGTATCTTGTAAAATATCTAATGAAGCAACCACAATATTAGGAAAATATTGATTTAATTGATATTGTATGTTTTCTTTTAATCCTTCTAAATTACCATCAGTAATTTGTTGAAATATAAATGCTCTTAAACTAGCACCAAATGTTGGATTTAAATACCTTTCAGGTTGATTAGTTAGAAAAAAATTTAATAAATTATTTCTAATAGCATCTTGAGTAGTGTAAGTTGAATAAAATACAGCAGGGGCATTAAAAGGAATAGATACCCCAACCGCAGTTCCCGGTTTAGTATCTATTGGAAATATTTTTTTTGCTCCGAATGCCATTATTTACTCATTAATCCCATTATTTGACTTAAATCAACTTCACCAGCTGGTAAAGCACCATTTATTGTATCTCCACCAAGGTTAGGTCTAAAAGGTATATTATTAGTTGTCGCTGATAAAGTTTCACTTTGCATTTCTTCAATCATCCCACCGAACATTGCTTTACGTTCAGCCGCTGTTAATGTTTTAGTTGGTTTGGAAGGTGATGTATTATTAAACATACTATTATTACCACTAGTATTAGTACTTTCAGTAACAATAGTTGCTTTGGGTGCTTTTACAGCTTCTAGTAATATTTCACGCATTTCTTCTTGAAATACTTCTTTTACCGCTTCTTTGATGATTTTTTTAAATTGTTTTGTGTCCATCGTATTATAAATATTAAAATTAATAAGCTTTTAAATTGTTTGAGTCAATAATTAGTTTAAGTTCATTTATGAGTAATTGAAATTCTGTTGTAAAAGATAATTCTGTTTCAACTAAAACTATACCACTTTGATTTTTACCTACAGCTCTATGACGATTTACTGTTGGAGTATATGGTACTGTTTCGATTTCAATTACAAATCCTTTATATGTTACTTGATTTTGTGTTTGTTGTGCTTTGGTTTGTAATAATGCTATTTGTACTAAATCGGAACTTATAGATACTAATCCAGGTAAAGATGTAGGACTAGTTAAATCAGGAGCACATTGTTGTAATTTTAAATCTATTGCTTCAAGTATAGCTACTATTTGTTGTATATATCCATTTACTATAGAAATGGATAAAGCCGAAGAAGCAATAGAACCGGCTATTATAGGTAATCTAGGTTGTCCTAAATCATCAAATAATAGTTTATTTATAGCATCTTCCAAATCACTTAAAGATGATGCTACAACACCGGGTAAACCGGGAGGTGAAGGTATAATTTTTGCCGCTACAGAAATTGTAGATTTTACTGTTTTTAAAGCTGATATAACAGTTTCAGATATAGCTAAAAATGAAGATAAACCAGTAACAGCTATAGTTAAAGTATTTAATTGATTACCTAAATTATTTAATTGGGCTACTAAAGCATTTCTTTGAGTTATTAATTCTTGAATTTTTGAATTATTAGGACAACCGTCTTTTGGTAAAACTTGCTGTTTTATTTTAGATAATTCAGATTGAGCCAATGTTGCTCCTAGTTCTGTGGCTAAACTTATAGCTATAGGGGTAAATAAAGTATATATTTTTTTACCTAAATTAGTTATAGTAACACTTAACTTAGCACTTCCTTGAGGTTGTTGTTCTCCCGGAGTTGCATTTTGAATAGCTGTAGCGTTAACACCCACAATTCTTGATTGGGATAATAAACGTTGAGCTGTTTCTTGAGCTCGTTGAGCATCTATTTGTTGAGGTGTTGCCATTATGCTGTTTTAACGTATTTTGATTTTGTACTATCTAAATTTATATCTAATTGAGCTAATGTAATTGATAATTGAGAGGCAGCAGCGTTTAAAGGACCTAATGGTACTCCAGGAGCTGTTCCTACAACTGTACTGCAAATATCGGTAAATGCTTTTAAATTTTGAACTAAAGTATGTAATAAGTTAACAGTTGAATCACCTAATAATACAGGTTCAGTAGCATCTTTTGATCCCAAATATACCTCATTTGATTGAATTATAGTGGTAGGAGTATCAATGTTTACAGAAGATACAGCGTTTAAATTAATGGTTTTAGTTGAACTAAGTAAAATATGATCTGCACTACTGTTAAATACTAAACGACCAGAATTTATAATTACTTGATTTCCTGAGTATTGATTTGGGGTAGTAGGTGCTGTTTTGTAACTAGTATAATTTGTAGAAGCCGCATTTAATGGTATTTGTTGAGTTGAGGTAGCATATATTGAAGATAAGTCTTGATTTATATCTTCAGTAATAGGTACCCAACCTTCACTATTTGCATCTACACGTTGACCATTTCTTATAATAGTGATAGGATCACCATTGGTTCCAGTACTTGACCAATTGTTTGGAGTATTTTGAACCGTTGAACCAAATCTTATACTGTTACCCCATCTACCTTCTTGAATAACATCACCTTCAAAAGGTAAAAGTGGATGAATATTTGAACGTTCTTTAAATGTTTGACCTAAATAAATTTCAGTAGAACCATCGGTTACACGTCTAACACTACCTAATTGAGTTTGGGTATAATCTTTTTGTTGAGCAGGTAAAGGAGTATTAGGGTTTGCTGGGTAAGCGTTATGGTGAGGATGGTTCCATAAAGCTATGGAGTTTATATAATATGATTTAGTAGATGAAGTTAATGTTCCTATATTATTATCTGGTAATGTAATTAAGTATACTATTTCATTTATTAAAGGAAAATTTTTAGAATTAGGATTTAATGGTACTGCTGTTGAATATGAAGGACTATCAATTGGGTTATTTACATCTTGAAATTCAATAGTACCTAACCCATTCCATTCACCTAATTCTTTAAATCTAGGATGAGAAGCATCTAATACAATACTTTTAACGCGAACAGCTGTTATAAGTTGTTGAAGATTGATTAATGCTTGATATATTACTCCCTGATCTTGATTATTTAAAGAATGATTAAATGCATCAAATCCATATTTAGTAGCCATGCTTATTTATTTTCCTCTTTAATTTTATCTATTTCAGCTAGTAATTGAGCTTTTTCTTCATCTGATATACCTAAACCATCATCTTCAGATGTTGAGTTTAAGGTACGTTGGATAATGGTGGCCATTTTAATAAGTTGCTCGTCATTTTTAACACTTATTTCTAAGTATTCTTTAATAAGCGGAACTATTAAAGTGGCGTCACCTATACTTTCAATCAACGGTTTAAGTTCAGCTATTAAAGCAGATATTTGTTTATCTTTTTTCTTTTGATTATCATATATCTCTTCTAATATAGAACTAAATGTTTTCTTACCAAAAACTACATTTTCTAAAGTATTCATAATATTTATTTTATTATAA